GTTTTTTTTTTTTTTGGTAAAATGAGAGAAAAAGGAGGTGGTATCATGGCATACCGCAAGACCGTAAAACCGAAGATCGACAAGAAAATTTTCACCAACACCGCAAAGAAAACCAAAAAAATCAATGTGAACCCGAAACCGAGCAGAGGGGGAATCAGGCTATGAACAAAAGACCGTATCACCAAAAAGAACCCGGCATGATGAAAGTAAGATATGCGATCAACATCGAAAACAACATGCTGGAAGAGATCGAGGACGTAAGCCAGACACTGGAACTGCCGAGATCGAAAGTGACAAGGGCACTGCTGCGCTACGGTCTCGATAACATCACCACAAAGCAGATCTACGAACTGGGAAAGGAATAAACTATGATTCTCGAAATGTACGCAATCAAAGACGAACTCGCAGGAACCTTTGGCAACATCATGGTAATCAATCCGAAAGTCGCGCAGCGCACTTTCCACTGGCTGACCGAAGAAACCGAAAAGCAGGACTGTGATGACAAACGAATCTACAAGCTGGGCATGTACAACACCGAAACCGGCGAGATCGCACCACAGGTGCCGGAACTGGTCTACAACATCGAACAGGAAAAGAAAGCCATGCAGCAGCCGGTAAAGAAACCAGCAAGAGGTAAGAAAGCATGAAAATCTTCAAGCCATACGAAAAAGAAAAACCGGAAGTCCGCTGCAACTGCTGCGGGAACATCATGGAACCGGAATACAAAGAGAGATACGACGACAACGGACATCCGTACCTTGAAAAGGTCGGAGAGGTCAACACCTACGAAAAAATTCAGAGCTACCGCGACCAGTGCGACGTGATGGCAATCCTCAGCCGGTACGCAGCAGGCGACGAAAGCGCACTGGCAACGCCGGGCTACTACATCGACACTACGAAGCTGCCGAAAACCTACACCGAATACCTGAACATGATGAACGAGCAGCGCGAGAAGTTCGACATGCTACCGCTGGAGATCAGGCAGAAGTTCGGCATGAACTTTCAGAACTGGGCAGCAACCGCAGGCGAAACGGAATGGCTTGAAAAAATGGGCATTTCGACGAAAACAGCACCTGAAGAAACGCCGATCGAAAAGAAAGAGGTAGCAGAATGAACAGAAATTCAGAACAGCACTATGCACAAGTACCTCATGCGGAAATCCGAAGAGCAAAATTTCAGCGTGACTTTAACCTTTTGACCACGATGAACGAAGGTGATCTGGTACCGATCTACCTTGACGAAGTATTGCCGGCCGATACTTTCAAGATCAACCTGAATGCGCTGGTACGTATGGCAACTCCGCTTTATCCGGTCATGGATAACGCGTATATGGACTTCTACTTCTTCTTTGTGCCTGCGCGCCTGCTGTGGAAGCACTTTCAAAACCTCATGGGCCAGAACGATAGCACTTTCTGGGCAGAACAGACAGAGTACACGACACCGGTAACGACCGCACCAAAAGACGGCTGGAACGTGGGCACGCTGGCGGATTACTTCGGAATCCCGACAGGCGTAAGCGGCCTGAAGGTAAACAGCCTGCCGTTCCGAGCATATGCAAAGGTTTGGAACGAATGGTTTAGAGATGAAAACCTTCAGCAGCCTGTAACACAGAGCATGGACGACACGACCACAGCCGGCGTAAACACCGGCACGAGCCTTTCAGACGCAGAAGCGGGCGGTCTGCCACTGAAGGTCTGCAAATACAAAGACTATTTCACCAGCTGCCTGCCTTCGCCACAGAAAAATGCAGAACCGGTAACAATGCCAATGCTAGGCAATGCACCGGTAAGGCTGTTTCTGCCCGATACAGAAAACATCGTAACGAACTACGGAGCGGACAATGAAGGAGCAGTTAAAGTAACAAGCGAAAACATGAACGCACCGTGGACAATGGATTACGAAACGGCATATAAACTGAGAGCAACCACAACGTCAAACAATATCTTTTACGACGAAAAAGGCAATAGACAAACATACGCCGATTTCCGAGCAGACCTAAGCGCAGTAACAGGCGCAACCATCAACGAACTGCGACAGGCGATCGCGGTGCAACACATCTTCGAGCGTGATGCCAGAACCGGCACGCGATACAAAGAAATCCTGAAAGGTGCATGGGGTGTGACCAGTCCGGACGCACGTCTTGACCGATCTGAGTACATCGGCGGACACAGAATGCCGATCAACGTGAATCAGGTCATTCAGACCAGCAGCACAGACAACACGTCACCGCAGGGCAACACCGGTGCTTATTCCATGACAACATTGAGCCGAAACATGTGCACGTACTCGGCAACGGAACATGGCTATGTTCTGGGTCTGGCAGCTATCCGAGTAGATCACAGCTATCAACAGGGTTTGAGCAGGCTTTGGACAAGAAACACGCGCTTCAGCTATTATGACCCAATGCTTGCAAACCTCGGTGAACAAGCAGTTCTCAATCAGGAGATCTATGCACAGGGCAAGCCACAGGACGAAGAAGTTTTTGGGTATCAGGAAGCATGGGCCGACTACAGATACCGCACCAACATGGTAACAAGCGAAATGCGCAGCACCTACGCAGAGACGCTGGATGCATGGCACTATGCAGACAAGTACGGCACACTTCCTACCCTGTCCAGCAGCTGGATTAAAGAAGGAACAGAGAACATTGACAGAACTCTAGCAGTGCAGAGTCCCAACAGCCATCAGTTCATTTGTAACTTCTACTACGAACAGGCATGGACGCGACCGATGCCGATCTACAGCGTGCCAGGAATTGACACGATCTAAGGGGGTGCAAAATGGGCCTCTTATCAGGTTTAACAACATGGCTGCCGATCGTATCGGGCGGTCTGTCGATCGCAGGACAGATGAAAAATCTGTTCAGCAACACAAGCGGAAGCACCAGCAGCGCCATGGGACAGCAGGGAATGAACACAAGCATAAGCAGCGGAAGCACCAGTGGAACAACCAGCGGAACCACGACCGCAAGCGGCGGAAGCGTAACAACAGGCAACACCGGTGCACTGGGTTCAATCCTGCAAACAGCAATGGGAAGCCCGACCGGAAACAACGCAGGACAGGCAGCAGGGTTCAACGCAGGACAAGCAGCAACGGCAAACAACCTGCAAACAGGTATGTGGAGCTACGCGAACGGCCTGAACATGCTATCAAACATCGTTGCGAACGGTCTGAACCTCGCAAGCCAGACCAGCGCACAGAAGTACAACAGCGCAGAAGCAGCAGCACAACGAGCGTGGGCTGAAAGAATGAGCAGCACCGCATACCAGCGCGGAGTAAAAGACCTGAAAGCAGCAGGCTTGAATCCGATCTTAGCAGCATACAACGGATACGGAGCAAGCACACCGTCAGGCGGAACAGCAAGCAGCGGAATGCAAAGCTTTTCACACACTCAGAGCGCAGCGATCCCAAGCGCACACACGGCGACCATGCAAAGCATGTACGACTATGGGAACAACACGGCACAGTTCCTGCAAAACGCGATGAGCGCGATCAACACAGCAAAACAGTCAAACGAATGGTACAGCGCAGAGCAAATGCAGCAAGCCACAAGTCAAATCATGTCGAGCAGCGCACAACAGATCAGCAACCTGAACCAGCAGAGCAGCCAGCAAAGCAGCAGCACGACACGAGGAAACGAAAAGGGCATCAGCGGAGAAGGCCACGGGGACATTGAATGGAACCCGGGACACACAGCAAGGAAAAGATAGTTGACAGACACAGAAAAGAGGTGTATAATATGGGTGTACTAATCACACACCTTACCTAGAAAGGGGTATAACAATGAGAAGCCAGATTGAAAAAAGAATGAACGTCAACTTAACCAACAGGGAAATGAAATCGCTGGAAAAACTCACCAAAATGGAAAGATTTGAAGGGTGGACAAAAAGCGATCTGATAAGGCAAGCAATAAACGTATATGCACGAGAAATGGGAAAGATAAACGCCACAAAAAGCGGATACAAAAGCAACGAGAAAGAAGAATACATCGAGATATGGGACGATGACGATCTACCATACTAACAACAAAAATCCATGATTAAATTGGACTTGACACGAAAAATTGTGTCAGTGGGCCCCAATAACATCAAGAAGGGTTATTGGGGCCCACTGAGGTAAAGAGGGTGAAACATCCATATGGGGTGCACAAGACCTTTGGTAAGATTCGCAGACGGCGAAATAACGACGCTGAAAAAGTATCTGCTGGCAGGAAAGAGACACAACAGCCAACTCAACATTGAAGGACCATTCTTGGATGAAAGCCTAGAAAAAAAGCTGCTGCGAAAGCTGAAAGACGAAAATGCACAAATCCTGCCGTGTGGACATTGTGCCGGGTGTAAAATGCAAAATGCAAGCAGCTGGGCGAACAGAATGGAAATGGAACTTCCATACCACGACAATGCGTGGTTCTTAACACTCACATACGACAATGAACACGTACCATGGTCTTTTAACCAGGGTTTAGGCGTTAACAAAAAAACAGGCGAGATCATCATAGAAAATTTAACACTCAACTATGAGGACATGCAGAAATTTTGGAAAAGGCTAAGACGCTGGTTAGAATACCATGAAAGAAATACCGGAAAACTGATGTACTACCAAGCAGGCGAGTACGGAAGCCAGACACACAGACCACACTATCACGCGATCGTGTACGATCTGCCGATAAAGCCGGAAGAACTGAAAATCTACAAACAGAAGAACGGATTCAGATACTACAATGTTGAATGGCTCACAAAGCTGTGGGGTATGGGTCATGTAGTGGTAGCACCAGCAGAATGGAAAAACATGGCATACACCGCAAGATACACGACAAAAAAGATTTACGGCAAGGATTCAAAAAAATATTATGAAGAACTCGGAGTTTTACCAGAACGCTGCATGATGAGCAAAAATCCAGCGATCGGAATGCAGTACTATGAGGAACACAAAGATGAAATCTATGCAAAAGATGAAATTCAACTGAAAAATGGAAGGAGAGCAAAACCACCAAGATATTTTGATAAACTCTTTGATCTGGAACATTCAAACAGTAAACCGCTATCAGAAGCAGAAAGTGAGACGATAGAGGACACAATAGTAAAAGCCGAATCTGAAGAACTGAAAGCAATCAAAAGAGAACGCCGAAGAATCGCAAACGACGCGCTATTTGCTCAGCTCAAGCAGACCGGCTTAACCATGCAAGAATATTATGATGTGAAAGATCAAAAAAATCAAGATAAATTTAAAAAACTTATCCGGGAAGAAATCTGAAAGAACGGCTGAATAAAGGGAACTGGACGGCGTGACACAAAAAGGTTACGCCGTCCTTTTCATGCGCGACCCAGCGCGCACCGGACGACCTCAAACAAAAATAGTACTTGACAAGTGTATAAAAGAGGTGTATAATAAAGGTGTAGAAAGGATGGTGCTTAAACCATGAAAAGTTACTATGAAGAACATGTAGAAGATTGTGCAGCAGCTCTTTACGACGGCGGATGGAGAAGCACAGACAAAGACGAAATAAAAAAAGAGTACAACATGGATGAAGAATGGGCAAAAGCGATCTGTGAAAAGCTCAAAGAATACGAAAACCAATAATGCTAACATTAAAAACGTGAGGTTGACGAAAATCAACCTTGCGTTTTTTTTTTTTTTGGTAAAATGAGAGAAAAAGGAGGTGGTATCATGGCATACCGCAAGACCGTAAAACCGAAGATCGACAAGAAAATTTTCACCAACACCGCAAAGAAAACCAAAAA